CTGTTATTGAGCTTGAGGATGGTTTAAATAAGGCTATTGATGAAAGCTTAACGGCAAGAAATAAGCCAGAATTTAAAAAGGTTAATGGTTTTCACCCAAGTTATACCAATCAATGTTCACGCTATTGGTACTATATGTTTGATGGTGTAAGCGTGACACCAGATTTTAGAGCACAAACACTTAGAATTTTTGATAATGGTCATGCTGTTCACGACAGGCTTTATGGTTATTTCAGGGAGATGGGTATCTTGGTCGCTGAGGAAATCCCAGTTAGTTACTCATCACCACCAATTGAAGGCACTGCTGACGGAATTATTAACTGGCATGGTGAGAAATTAATTGAATTGAAGTCAATTAGCTCGGAAGGCTTTCACTACAGAAAATTGTATAACAAGCCAAAAGATGAGCATTATAGACAAGCACAGATTTACATGGAGTGCTTAAACTTAGATGGCGGTTTTGTTATTTATGAATGTAAGAATAATCAAGAGATTCTTCCAATTTATATTGAAAAAGACCAGGCTTTCATAGATAAGCTCTTTAAGAAATACAGAGATATTTATGGGAATTACACTAGTGGTAATATCCCCGACAGACCGTACAAGAGAACATCTAAGCATTGTTCAGAATGTAATTTGGCTGCTTTATGCTGGGGAGACAGTGATTAATGATGACGAAAGGACTTGCAAGAATTTAGATTGCAGTAAACCATTTAAGGCAAAATCTTATAATAGTATTTATTGCTCGGCAGAGTGTAGAAGAATTGTTACAAATGCAAAGTTATTAAACAATTATTATGAGAAGAAAGCTAATATAAATAAAAAAAGAACTTGTAAAACAAAAAATTGCGGAACTATATTATCACGATATAATAAAGAAAATATTTGTGAAAAATGTAAAAGAGAAAGATATGTCCAAAGGTTGGTTGGATGGGGCTGGGATGAGGGCTCCGTCAGGGATGGCTTAGGATGAATCTTAAAAATATAGTAAATACCCATGATAAAAGAATTTTATCAATAGACCCTTCATCTCATTCTTTGGGATGGGCTGTCATTGATTTCAATAATGGTCTTAAATTGCTTGATTGTGGAAAAATTAAATTTACAAAAACAAATGATATTTCTATAAAATTTAATGAAATTAATAGTGGTATTAAAGAAATTTGTAAAAAATATAGCCCATCTATGACTGTTATTGAGCAATCAGTTTATATTCAAAATTTTCAAACAAGTAGAGTTATTTCTTATATAATTGGCTATACCTGGGGCATAGTCCAGGGGTATTGTTTTAAAGTTATGATGACATTGTTGACGCAATCGGTATCGGGCTTTGGTATTATTTAATGGTGGTATCTAATGGCTCTTGAACCTTACAAAGATAAAAGTTGGCTTTACGAGCACTATGTCAAAAAGCGGATGAACCTAACTGACATTGTGAAGCTGCTGAAGCAAACTTACAATGTTGAAATCACTCCGCAAGGTCTTTACAACTGGTGTAGTAAATACGATCTTTTGAAATTTAGAGGTAAGGGAAGAAATTTGTCTGCTACCTCTAAGAAGCCAAAATCACCAATGCAGAAGAAAGCTGAACAAATGAAGCGTGATAGGAGAAAATCAATGCAACAAAAAAAGAAGGGTATGGGTAGATAATGCAAAGAAGAGTAGCGGCAGGGGATTTAGGCATATTTGCAGAGCTTGATATGGTCTACAACCAGGCAAGAATGATTGAAGCAAGTCAGAACAAGACAAAGTACAAGTGTCTTGGCTCTGGCAATTGCTGTTCAATTGGTTTAACAATTCACATGACAGAGTGCGCCAATATTGCTTTTAATATCACCCAGCAATTCTATTTGCATTTAGAAAATAAAGGCAAAGAGTTTGCAGACGAATGGTTTAATTCAGTAGTTAATTCTTTAAAGGAGGCGATGTACGATGAGACATGGCAATTTGGTGGTGAGACTGAAAGGAAATGTTCTTTCTACAAAGACGGTTGCACTATCTATGGGTTTAGACCTTTGGTGTGCAGAAGTTACGGGGCTTTTGTCGGTGTTGACGATGTTTGCCCTAGAGAAAGAAATGTTTATGGCAATGTAGAACATTTCTCTGGCACACCAGTTCAGGAAATGGTACAGCAATTCCAGAATTTGCTAAGTAGATATTCAAAAGACAAAGATTCAAATTATGATGTTGTTGTCTATATGCCGTTAGGTGTCCTGAGCTTCCTGCTTACGCCAGAAGAATTAGAGGATCTGGCGGACAAAACAGATGACCGAATGTGGAGGGCTGTTGAGGGTTGGTTTAATTACCGAGTTGAATATACAAAAGTTCACGGCTTACCCTTGCCTAAACTAAGAGAGGCTGCAGACTCTGCTGGGAAAAAGATTGCGTTTCAAGTAGAAGAATGATCACTTGGACAGACAATGGTTCGTCAAGAATTGGCGAAGGTTACGGCGATGCTTCATATCATCTGACAAAGCATATTGCCAATAGCGGGCTAGATTTTCGTAAACTTGAAAATGAAAGCCCGCAAGAAATTAGCGGATTCCAGATTGGTTACGCAAAAAGAAATGATGTTCATGAAGGCGTGGTGATTAATCACTGCCTACCAGAATCTTATGGCAAGTATGGTGATTATAAGATTGGATTCTCGTACTGGGAGACCAATAAATTGCCAGAATCCTGGGTAGAGGATTTAAACAAAATGGATGAAATTTGGACTGCATCCGATTTCATGCGTTCTGTTTTTATATATAGTGGAGTTACAAAGCCAGTTTATAATTTTCAATTAGGCGTTGACCCTGAGATATATTTTCCCCGTAAGAGAGTCAGGAAAGGTCCATTTACTTTCTTAAGCATCGGATCTCCATCTACGAGGAAAAATTCTCAAATGGCTGTTGATGCATTTATTAAATTGTTTAGCGGTAATGATCAGTATCGGATGATTTATAAATCAAAAGGACCAGCTGATGCGAGATCAATTATTAACGGTATGAAGGGCAAGCTTGACCATCCGCAGATTGATATAATTGATTGGGAAGTTAGTGCAGAAGAACTTGGTCGTATTTACGATAAAGTAGATTGCGTACTATATCCTACCAGTGGAGAAGGGTGGGGGTTGCTACCATTCCAGGGGATAGCAAAGGGTATACCGACAATATGCACAAACTTTTCTGCTTGTTCTGAATTTGCTCATCTCTCCATTCCACTTGATTATTCAATCTCAGATTACAAAATGTCTGGCATATATCAAGATGCAGGATACTGGGCGAAGCCAGATTTTGACGATTTATGTGATAAAATGTTGTATACAGTAAACAATTACGAAGAAATTTCTAACCGCACATATATGTCGGCATTGTATATAAATGAAAACATGACATGGGCAAAAGTGTCGGAGAGGTATATAGATAGATTATGTCAGATATTGAATTAGTTAAAACAAAAAGCTTGATTGAGAAAATTAAAGATGTTGAACAAGTCGGTCTTTTGCATGTAAAGGGCTATTCAATGAGAGAGATATCAACTCTCATGTCTATTCCTGTGAATGAAATAAAAGAATATATTGAAGAATACAAACTAATTTTAAATCAAACAATTGAAGAAGACCCATTTTTCCTTGAAAAAGTTCAGTTTAATACAATCAAAGCTCTTACTGAATTTGATGAATTAAGCAAGGAAGCTTGGGAGACTATCACTATTGCAACAGACAATGGCATGGTCGCAGCCAGAATCCAGGCTATTAAGTTGGCTGGGGATTTAGCAACAAAGAAAGCTCAGCTGCATAAGTTGATGGGCGGGAACCAGACTGATGGTGAGTACATTGCCAGAATGCAAAAGGCAGAGAATGTAAACCAGATTTTGTCAAAGATTTTGCGTGATGTTATTTCAAAGTACCCAGATATTGCAAATGAAGTTCGTAAAGAACTTGAAATTGCATTTGAAATTATGAGTGGTAAAGTAACAAAAATTGTTGAGGATGAAAATGAATATGATGAAGATGAAAAATAATCATATTTTGAGATCTTTTCAAAATCGCATATGCAAAAAGGCTCATATTTTGAGATCTTTTTGGATCGCCCTATGCAAAAATGCTCATATTTTGAGATCTTTTAGAAATCGCATATGGGAAAAAGCTCATATTTTGAGATCTTTTCAAATCGCCCTATGTAAAAAAGAGGAATTGATATATGTCTGATTTTCTTGGCATTAATCTTGAGTTTAATGATTTAATGATTTTGATAGGTTACTCCGTCAGGATGAACTTATGGAAGAACCTGTCTCTATTGAAACTTTTGTTCAAGATAAACATTATTTAGGATTACCGCCCCTATCTGAAATTCAGCTTGAGATCGTAAAGCATAGCACACAAATTTTCAAATTACCGACTTTGCAAAAACTTTATGGAGAAAAAGAAGGTCTTGAATATTACAACAAGTATACAGACAATGAAGTGATTTGCATGCTTGGTAAAGGATCAGGAAAAGACCATTGTGCAAGAATATCTATGGCTTACACAGTTTATTTATTACATTGTTTGAGAGACCCTCTGGGTTATTTCGGTAAAGCTCACGGTGTTTATATTGACTTGTTGAACCTGGCTGTTAACGCTCAGCAAGCTCAGAGAGTATTCTTTGAACCATTAAAGAACCTTTTGCTATCTTCTCCTTTTTTTAATAATGTTGGGTTTGAACCTAGAGTATCAGAAATATTTTTCTTTTCTCGCCCAGTAAGATTATTCTCTGGTCACTCAGAATCAGAAGGTTGGGAAGGTTATGAAGTATTAACAGTAATCTTGGATGAAATTTCAGCCTTTAAAACAGATAGTGAATTAAAAGGTGAGATTAGATCAAAAGGATCTGCATCTGCAATTTATAACATGAGTAAATTATCTGTCATGTCCCGATTCCCAGAAATAGGTAAAGTAATTCTTCTTTCATTCCCTCGTTATAAAGGTGACTTTATTCAACAAAGATATTTTAATTCTAGAGAAAAGAAAGAGCCGAAAACTTGGTCAATTAAAGCTGCTACTTGGGAAGTTAATCCTACAATTAAAAGAGAACAATTGGAATCAGAGTATATTAGAAATCCAATTGAAGCAGCATCAAGATTTGAATGTGAACCTCCAACAATGGAAGATGCATATTTTAGAGATGAAGAAAAAGTTAGAAAAGCTTTCTTGTATGCCGATAATCCATTAGATGAAGAAGGAAGATTTCATAAGTGGTTTAATAGTACAGATGGTCACAGAAGGTATATCCATATTGACCTTGGTTTTAAAAGAGACAGAACAGCTTTATGCATGTCTCATTGCGCTGGTTTTAAAGAAATTGTAACATCAATGGGTGTTGAGCATTTACCAATTATTAATATTGATCTAGTCCATTCATGGAAAGCAGCACCAGGAGAAGAAATTAATTTTGCATCAGTAAGGCAATTGATAGTTGATTTGTGTAAGAGGTTTGATGTAGCGAAAGTAACATTTGACCGTTGGCAATCAATTGAAATGATTCAAAGTTTAAGATCACAAGGTATTAATGCAGACTTTCACTCAGTTAAAAAAACTGATTATGATACATTAATGACTGCAATTTATGACACAAGACTTAGGGGTTATTGGGATCAAATCTTAGTGGAAGAAGAACTTCTAAAGTTAAGACTGTTCTCTAATAATAAGATTGATCACCCCAATGCTGGCTCAAAAGATTTAGCTGACGCATTAGCTGGTTCTGTATTTAATGCAATTGAGAACATGGCAATGGAGCAAGATGTTGAGATAGAAATAATCGGAGTCGGCATAGATAATGAAAAATATGATGATTTAGAAGAGTTTGGAACTGTGAGAGTGTATAATAGTAATTTAGGCGGGTTTGTCCCAGGCTATACACAAACTAAAACTGAAATTCAAGATGGAGAGAGATGGTTGGAGAATATATGAAAAATGAAACTCAAATTGATGCTCAGCTTGTTATTAAGATTTTGTCAGACAAGATTGCAGAATTGACAGTTCAAAATGCTGTCCTAATAGCTCAGTTAAATACTGTGCAAAATATTAACGAAAAAGATTTTTAATTAAAAAAATGCAGAAAACTGCATCTTTGCGTTTTGTTGGTGGTAATGTCTATGACATGCCAATTGGCAGTACAAATCCACATAATTAGGAGAATAAAATGCAAATCAAAGAAGCAATGAATTTCCCAGTAATTTCTAGAACTGGTCGTACATCGGCAGAGTTGCAGACAATTATTGACACACTAATTCTTTCAAATGAGAACGGCAAGCCTTACTCAATTGAAGGTATTCAACCAGGCAAGAAGTACAATTCAATGCAGCAGAGAATTCGTGCTCAAGCTAAGAAGTTGAATCTTAATGTTCAAATTCATTTTGATAAGTCAAAGCAGACATTGTTTTTCCGTGTCCCAAAAGTGTCAGAATTAGAGACTGTAATCGCCCCCGTAAAGGCAGGTGGAAAGGCTAAAGACATTAAGAATGTCAAGAGCACTGTAAAAACTAAGTAATTACAATTACAAAAAAAATAAATAAAAATGGGCTGGGAGCAATCTCAGCCCATTTTTTTATGTATACTATTGGCATGGGACTTTTTGAAACACAAACAATAGAAATTGATAATGAGCAATTGAAGAGCTGGAATGTTCTTTTTGCTATTCCTTGCTATGATCAACAAATTAGCGAACCAACAATGATGAGCCTTATTAAGACTCTAATGTATTTTAGAGATCATAATATTAGATTTGCTGTAGCAACAATTACTGACTCATTAATTAATAGAGCTAGAAATAGCATGTCTGCTAAATTTATGGCACAAGATCAATTAACTCATATGATGTTTATTGATGCTGATATTGCCTGGGAGCCTGAAGATATTATTAAGATGTTATGGCATGATAAAGAAATCATGACTGGTGCTTATCCAATAAAGTCTATTAATTGGGAACTTGTAGAAAAAAATGTAAAAGATGGAATACCAGCAGAACAATTAATGAGCAATAGCTTGAGATATGTTGTTAACGCAGTTAAGGATAAAGAGAACAATTCTCTTAGTGTTAACAATGGCGCTATTGAAATTTTTGATGCTGGAACTGGTTTTATGCTTATCAAGAGAGAAGTTTTTACAAAACTCATTGAAGCATACCCACATCTAAAATATAATGATGATACTGGTTCACTTAATGAAGATGAAAATAAGTGGACATATGCGTTCTTTAATTCATACATTGACCCGCACCTTAATAGATTCTTATCTGAAGATTATGGTTTCTGTAGATATTGGCAGGATATTCAAGGAAAAGTTTGGGTTGATCCTGCAATTAAAATGACTCACTTAGGTCGTATGAGATACGAAGGAACTATGATGAGCTTCTTAGAAAGAAATGCTACATACTCAGAAAAAAAGTAAAATCTACTGGAAAATGTAAATCAGTAGTAAAACACCAGACCCAGGAAAAATATATACTCAATTTCGTAGTATAATGATAAAATTAGGGTGGTGTTAATAATTTTAATGCTATCTTAAAGCGTTGACTTTAGTAATCTATTAACGATTTTAAAAGTAGTTTTCACATTAAATCTAATCTCATGATCGTGGATTAGATAT